GCAAACGCGACAACGACGGCAGGCGGATCAAGCTCAGTTCGATTCCTCGGAGCGGGGACGAACTTCCGATGAGCAAAGCCCCGAACAACATTCAGTCCGCATTTGCTGACATTCGGGCAGACTACGACGCCACGCGGCACAGTCGCTTCGTTCGACGACGCACCGGCGTTGCCACGATGGGCAGCGGTCCTGACTATCACTTTCGAACCGAGTCGAAGTATTACGAGCTAATCGAACAAGCTCGGGACATGGACCGCAACGACGCACTTGTCGGCATTCTGGCTGATCGTCGCGTTGATAACATCGTTCAAAGTGGATTCACGCTTGACCCTAAGACTGGCGACAAGGGGCTAGACAATGCACTGTGGCAATGGTGGGAGGACGTTTCAACCGATCCCGATCAATGCGACATTGCTGGTGAACTCACCTGGAAGGAAATCGAGCGTCAGGCTTGCCGCAGCGAATCGGTTGACGGCGATATTGTTGTTACCGGAACCGAGGAAGGGCCGTTCCAGCTTCTGGAATCACATTTGATTCGCACGAAGTCGAAGGTCGAAGACACGTTTCTCGGAGTTACGACGAATCGAGTCGGGCGTCGCGAGCAATACCACGTCGCGGAAGAGCTGAGCGAGTTCGGCCAGTTTGGCGAATGCACTCCGATTGATGTCCGCAATGAAGACGGGATCCGGCAGGTCTTTCACGTCTACAACCCGAAGCGGGTAAACCCAACTCGGGGCGTCACTCAGTTGGCCCCAGTGTTTTCAATCTCCGGGATGCTGGAAGACATCAACTTCGCGAAGCTCGTACAACAGCAGGTTGTCAGTTGCTTTGCAGTGTTCCGCAAAATGGCGGCTGGCGGAAATCGTCTGCCATCCGCTGACAGTGCTTACGGTGACGCGACAGTCGAAACAACGCAGGCCGGAACGCGACAGCTCGAAGGCGTCTCGCCCGGTATGGAAGTCATCGGCCAGCCAGGGGAAGAACTGCAAGGGTTCAGCCCGAACGTTCCAAACTCAGAATATTTTCAGCAGGTCAAACTGATCCTGCAAATCATCGGCGTGAACTTCGGATTGCCTCTCTGCTTGGTCCTGATGGACGGCAGCGAGACGAACTTTTCCGGATGGCGTGGGGCAGTTGATGAGGCTCGCAAAGGATTCGTTGCCGACCAGCAGAATCTGGTGAGACGCCTGAACCGACCGGCGTACATTTGGAAGTTGTCTCAGCACCTAAAAGAAACAAAAGACGCTGCACTTCGCAAGGCTGCCAGCAAACTCGGTGACGGCATCTTTCGCCACAATTGGAACCTGCCGACGTGGAGCTACATCGAACCAGTTGCGGACGCTCAGGGCGATGCGGAGCAGTTGAAAAATGCGTTGACGTCTCCGCGACGATTGCACGCGGCGCGGGGCAAGGATTGGGAAGAGATCGCAGAAGAGTCAATCGCTGACAATGCGTTCGCCATCCAAAGGGCACAGACGCAAGCTGCTGCGATTAACGCAGAGTTTTCGAAAGGACCACAGATCACCTGGCGGGATCTGATCGCGTTGCCGATGCCAGCCGGAACCACAATGGCGATGCAAGATCCGGCGGCAATTGCTGTGCAGGAGAAAACGGCTGGTATGGACGGAGAAGGCGAGCAGCCAACGGGCGAATTCGCAGGATTGTCTACCCAGCAATGGAACCGAAACAGAAAAGCAATCGCAAAAGTTTTAGAAGAACTGGCTCGTGGAGAATCGAGCGAACAAGCCGCGCGAGTGTATCTCGGCGGGATCGGACTTACGCAGCAGTCTGTCGATGCTTTAATCACGGACGCGATGGACGGCACTGTAGACACGCCAGAGGTTTTGAAGGATGTGCCGGAATCAAAAGGCAAGCCAGCGGCCAAGCGTAAACGAAAAGCCAAGGTGACAGCATGACAAAGACAATTCGAATTGACGGAGTCATCGGAACCGGAGAGGGTGAAATCTCTGCGGCGATGGTCCGCGAGCAACTGCCAGAAAACGGCACGGAACCAATAGCTGTAAAGATTCACAGCGAGGGCGGATCGGTTTTCGAAGGCTTTGCAATACACGACGCATTCGCCGCGTATCAGGGGCCAAAGTCGTTGTCTATCGAATCATCTGCGTTCTCGATCGCTTCGTTCATCGCTTGTGCATTCGATGACGTGGAAATCAGCAGCAACGGCTACATGATGCTCCACAACCCATACGCACAGGTTGAGGGTGACGACGAAGACTTTGCCCGCCAGTCCGAGATGCTCGGCAAGCTCAAGTCGTCAATGGTCTCCGCTTACGCCAGCCGCAGCGGCAAGAGTGAGGACGAGATCAAGGCCATTCTGAAAAACGAAACATACTTGAACGCTCAGCAGTCAGTCGAAATGGGGCTGGCGAAACGAATCGCCGGTCAGCCGGTTATCGGGCGAGCGTTTGCGAAAGTTAAAACCATGCCGCACGGAGTTGTTGCTGCTCTATTCGGAGCAGGCTCGGACGGCGAGAACCGCGAGACAGAAGGAAAACCAATGTCTACCGCACCAGTCGCCGCCACGATTCAAGAGATCAAAGCGGCATACCCGAAGGCTAAGTCTGACTTCATTGTCAAGTGCCTTGAGCGATCGTTGCCGATGGCTTCCGTGGCTTCAGCAGCCGCTGAGGAGATGATGAGCGAGAACGAAGACCTGAAAAAGCAGGTTTCCGCAATGCAGGAAGAACTTGCTAAGTACAAAGCAATGGACGAAGAAAAAGCCAAGGCGATGGAAAGCGAAGAAGACGAAGAAGAAGAGCCAGCGATGGCAATGGAAGACGAAGAGAAGAAAACCGAAGCAAAGTCAGGCGTCAAGCCAGTCGCTAAAGCTCGCACAAGTGGACCGTCTGCCAGTGTCCGCTGGAATCAGGCCGTCGATGCCGCAATGGCAAAGACCGGCAATAACAAGATGAAGGCGGTGGCATTGGCGAACCGCAACCACCCCGGACTTCGAGAAGCCTACGTGGCTGAAGTCAACGCGCGGTAATCGAGCGTTCGTCTTTCGTTTTTCCAATTCAATTAAACTCCGAAGGGAAGATTCATATGAGTCAGTTTTTTGAAACAGCAACTCGGCCAGACACTGCGGCCGGTGCGATCGCTCAGCACTTGCGGGTCAAAACGACCGGCGCTCTAGTCGTGGCTACGGCCACCGACGTCGAACTCGGCACGATGGAAACGGCAGCAACGGCGGCTGGTCCGGCAACTGTGCGGCTCCGGAATGCCAATGGGACTTGCAAGATGGTTGCTAATGGAGCGATCACTGCCGGAAATACGGTCTATGCCGCTGCGGGCGGAAAGATCGCGGCAAGCGGAACAATCGTCGTCGGTCAGGCACTTGAAGCCGCTACGGCAAATAATGATGTGATTGAAGTTCTGCGATATGCAGACGTTGGCGCATCATTCGGAACGCAGTCGGTCACGGCTGACGATTCCGATTCTGCATTGAATCAGATTCTTCCCGGCATCAACTCGGTCGTCGTGGCAGGCGTGACAAATAACACTGATGACTACATCGTGTTGCCAGCACTCGCGGACGTTCCGAATGGATTTCGAATCACTGTGATTAATTCGTCCGGTGGTGCTTGTGAGGTGCGAACACCGGCAACCAGTGCCGAGGAAATCAACTCTGAAGACTGTGATGGCACGAAGGAATACTTGCTTGCCAGCACTCAGATTCACTACTTCACCAAGATCAGTACGTCGGTCGGGTGGATGGGGAATGGATACACAGCAATCGGAGCAGTCGCTGCGGCGATCGTTCCGGACTAATTGAAGCCCGATGCGTTCCCCGGTGGAGGTGGCCACCAAAGCCGGGGGACTTTTCTATCCGTTTCATAAATCGCGTTGCATCGGGGAGAAAGAAATGCAATGCCATCTCCATCAAGTAGCCTAGCTACTCAGCGGCCAGATTTGGCCACATTCCTAGAGTTCGATCTGGAGTCCGAAAAGGCTGGATACATTGCCACACAGGTGTTCCCTGTGATCAATGTGCAAAGTCAGGCCGGAAACTTTGGAAAGATTCCGCTGGAGCAACTGCTTCAGCAGCGTGACACAAAACGAGCCCCCGGCAGCGGTTATGCTCGCGGCAACTGGACGTTTGAGCCAGCAGTCTACGCAACGGAAGAACACGGGGCGGAAGAACCTGTCGATGACCGTGAGGCGAAAATGTACGCCGAGTATTTCCAAGCGGAACAGATCAGCACAATGCGTGCCTTCTCTTCCGTGTTGCGAAATGCAGAGCAGCGAGTTGCGGATGCCGTGTTCAACGCAACAACGTGGAACGGTGCGAGCCTCACAACGGCCATCACGAATGAATGGGACGTCAACCACACAACAAACGCTGTCCCGATTACAGATGTCGAAGCGGCTGTTCAAAAAGTGTACGACAACTCAGGATTGTGGCCGAACGCTCTAATCATCAATCGCAAGGTTTTTCGAAACTTGCGAAACCTTGATCAGATCATTGACCGCGTTGAATCTGCCGGTGCCGGAAATCCATCAAAGCCAAGCGACATCACTGTTCAGATGCTCGCTCAGGTATTTGATCTGGATTACGTCATCGTCGCCGGAACCAGCAAGAACAACGCCAAGGAAGGTCAAGCGGCTTCCCCGACTCAAATTTGGTCGAGCGAGTATGCGATGGTTTGTCGCGTTTCAACGAGTCCGGACATGCGAGACGCCTGCATCGGTCGCACGTTTCATTGGTCACAAGACGGATCTTCCATCGGTGGCACGGTCGAAAGCTATCGAGACGAGCGTGTACGCGGCGACGTAATCCGCGTTCGCCACGATGTGGACGAGGTCGTTTTGTATCCACAGGCGGGGCATCTGCTCAGCAACGTTACGACACTCTAAGGTTGATTGATGCCAACGACGTTCGACTCACACTTTGCAGCCGCAGGGTTCCCGATGTTGCTCGACAACTTCGGGGAGTCGGTTGTCTATTTTCCAAATGGCGGCGGGAGACGACCAATTCTCGCCATTATTGAGCGTAACCCGCCCGCCATTTTTGATGCCTCTGGTAACGCTGTTTTACCGACAGCAACGATTCGCGTTTACAACTCTTGCCGGTCTGGAATCGCATCCAGCGAAATCAACATCGGCAAAGATGAACTTGAGTTTGTGTTGAAGATTGGGCAAACGCTTCCAAAACGGTTTTCTTTTATGACTCTGATGTCGCAAGACGCTGGGGTCTGTCAGTTTGCGGTGGTTTAATGACAGAGCCTGTCAATGAACGAATCGTAGCGAATGTCCGCAGCCGCATGGCTGTGGCGTTTTCTACAGCCGTTCGTTCGGCACAGATTGCGACGTGGCAGCCGAAGGACTTGGTTGTCGTGGTTTCGCATGGCGATCCTGTGCCAAATGCAGAGTTGAGCTATCCGGGGAATCCTCCCGTGATTGCCTACGACATGCCAGTCATCGTGGCTGGCATCGTTAAGCCATCTGACGACGAAACGACGGCGATCGACACGTTCAAGAATCGCATGGGTGCGGACATCATCACAGCCGCAACAAATGCCACGAACTGGCATCAATGGAGCGGGCTGGCAATCAACACAACGCTCGGGGCAATTGAATCTTACACGGAGGAAACTGGCGGGCGATGCGGAGTGATGGTGACGTTGCTTGTGACGTATCGAGTTCCCGAAAACGATCCGACGACGGTGTCAGCATGATTGGAATTGAGATAAACGCAGATCAACTAAAGCGACTTGCGGAATCAGTATCGGCGGCGAAAAAAAACCTGACGAAAGAGATAGCCGGAGCGATTAACGCAACCGCAAAAAAAACGCGGCTCGACATGGGGCGACAGATCCGCGAGGCGATCAACCTGAAAAAGGCAGCATCAGAAAAGCCCATTAGCGTCCAGGCTCAAGCATCAGCGACGAGCCTTGTAGCTGTCGTGCATTTGAAAAAGGAAAATCGTTACGGGCTTCAAGAGTTCGGCGCAAAACAGAATAAAAGTGGAGTGAGTTATACGATCGGAAAGTCAGGTGGTCGCAAAACGGTTCCGGGAGCTTTCATGGGGCCAAAGCCTGGGCAGCTTGCTCCGCGATTGTATGGCGGCGTATGGAAGCGAATGGGAGACAAACGCAAGATGACGAAGGGGCTTCGTAAAGGAAAACTAGCACAACCAATCGTCAAGCTGTATGGAGTGTCACCGTGGGGGGCGTGGACGCAAAACCACATGGAAGTTGTTCAAGTCGAAGCGGTGTCAAAAGAGCTATTCAAACAAATCGAACGTCGAATCAATCTGAATGTCCTCCGGGCTTCGGGCCTTGTTAAAACATAGGAAAACAACATGCCATTGCTAAGACGACGTGCCGTTTTTGCTGCCAAGACCGAGACCACTGTCGGCACTGCCGAAACGATTACCGGAGCGGAAGGTGCATACAACGCTCGCGACTTTTCGATTCAGCCAACCGTTGCTGTGACGCGCCGCGAAGGCCAAGGTGGATTTAATTACCTGGCTGGCATTCCGGAAGGCATGATGGGCACATGCACCATCGTTCATGACCTAAGCTACGACGGCACGACAATTCCGACATGGGCCAGCGTGCTTCTGCCTGCCTGCGGATGGGTCGACACTGCTGGCACGTTCTCACCAGTATCGGAGGGGCCGGGCGGAACTGGCGGCGTGAAGACGCTGACGATCGCACACTACAAGGACGGAAAGCGGTCATTGCTTTCAGGAGCAATGGGAACATTCAAGATTAGTTGCCCAACGGGAAAGGTGGCGTTTATCACGTTCACCTTCACTGGCAAATACTCCAGCAACGAAACCGACACGGCAATCATTGCCCCGACATATCCAGCCACATTGCCACTACGGTTTTCCCCAGGCGTGTTGACGTGGGACTCAGTCAATCTCTGCACGTCCAATGTGGAGGTAGATGCTGGGAACAGTGTCATCATGCGTGAGTGCGTCGATGTGGCAGACCGCACGGGCTACAAGTCGGCAATTGTCACGAACCGAGCCCCAGTGATTACAGCAGATCCTGAATCGGAACTTGTGGCGACACAAAACAGAGACCTAAAGTGGCTGACAAGTGATCCGGAAGCATTCTCAATGCAAATCGGAGTCAGTGGCACTTCTATCACGGTTGCAGCACCGAAAGCTCAGTTGGAAAACAAGCAGCAGGGCAATCGGTCGGACATGATGACAGATGACCTGACTTGGCTTGCGACTGCCGGGGCCACTGCGGATTCCGAACTCACTATCGCTTTCGATTGAGGAATGTATGCCGTTATTTCTTGAGCCCGGCCAAAAATACCCGATCGTGCTGGACATCGACGCGGACAAGCCAAAAGCAACGCAGCCGACGTTCTACGCTCGCTCGCAATCGATGCGAGGTCAGCAAAAGATTGCGGACGTTCTCGACCAGTGGACGCAAAACCCCGACATTTCAATCAAGGAGCTATTTGCGATCACAGTTGAGGTGTTGTCTGGCGTCGTGATTGGCTGGGTCAACATGGGCGGCAAAGAGTTTAGTGCCGAAGAATTGCATGAGGTGCTGAGCTATCAAGAGGCTCGCGAGCTACTCCGCAAGGTCATGTACAACCAGCACATCACCGCAGATGAAAAAAAAAGTATCGAGTAGCAGCCCTGATTCGCGGCGGGATGTTGTGTCGGTCCTGTACGCGGGGAACATGCCGAGGTCTTAGCACTGCAGACAACCGTGTTGAAATTGAATGCCCATTGTGCGACGGCGATGGGTGCAAGGAATGTCGAGACGGAACATTTGAGCTGGATGGATGCCCGAATTCATTTTGCTCACAGATCATCGGTTCTCTGGACCTGTTCGAGCTGTTTCAAAAAGGACTTCCGCCAATAGCGGGCGGGGTTCTGGATCAGTCGATCGGTTTCATCGAAGCGGCACAGTTTTTCCAAGCTGAAGAAGGAAAGGTCAGGTATGAGCGAAGCTGTAGAAATCCTGATCAAGGCTGACGATCAAGCATCAGCGAAACTGGCCGAAGTCGGAGTGAGCGCGAGTAAGTCCGGGCAGCAGGCCGAGCGTTTGATGCGATCGCTGGAGACGTCCTCGGACAAATACAAAAGACAGCTCGCGGAGTTGGCTCAGTATCAGTCTGAGGGGGCGATAACCGCTGAGCAATTCGCAAGTGCCGAAGCGACCCTGCTAGGAAAGCTGGCAGACCTAGAGGCTAATTCAGCAAGCGCAGTATCTGGCGTTTCGCAGTTGGCTGACGCGCAGGACAAGGCTGCGGTAAGTGCCAAGAAAGCGGGCGACGCACTCAAGGACAGCGGAAAAAACGTCAAGGCGTCATCTGATTTGTTCGCTACGCTCGCAGGCATAACCGGCAACAGTGAATTGGCTGGGCTTGCCAACACAATCGGCGGTGTCACTGAAAAGGTTGGTCAATTCAGCGAGGTATCGAAGGCCGGAGCAGGTGGAGCACTTGCGTTCAAGCTCGGGTTGATGGGACTGGCCGCGAGTGCCGGTTTTGCTGTCGGCAAAGTGCTGGGCGATATTATTTGGCAAACCGAAAAATTCGAACGAGCGATGGCTCAGGCCAAAGAAACGTCGAAGGAGCTCGACGCTCAGTTGAAGAGAACTGCCTCGACACTTGCGGCAAATGCCCGCGAAGACATCGAATTGATCCGCGATCCGGAAGAAAAGCGAGCGGCATACGCAAAGCTGCTAGGCGATTTGAATCGCGACATTGACACCGCTGGAGCTGTAGCCAGAAAGAGTGCCCGCGATGCTGAAGACTGGGCCGATGCTTGGCAGATCACTGGCAACCGAAAGCAGTACGCTATTGACGCGCAGGAACAGGCAACAGCGGACAAAGAGCGACTTTCGGGCCTAAAGGAACAGCGTGACGAGTTGATGCAAATCGTCGGCGCAAGAGCACAAGAAAACGCAGCGATTCGAGCGGCTAACGAAGCCAAGGACAAATCAGAATCGTATTTGGAAACCCTCCGGCAGGAGGTGGAGTACATGAAGGCGACTCGCGAAGAGCAGATCAAGATTGACGCTCTGCGAAACACGACCGATGAGGACCGAGGCGAGGCAGAGCGGCTGCTAAAAGAACGCGACGCAATTAAGGCCAAGCAAGATGCGGAACGCGAAGCGGCGGAGGAAAAGAAAAAGCAGCAAGAAGACGCAATTCGAGCAGCCGAAAAAGCAGCGGAAGACGCAGAGCGAGCAAGACAAAAAGCACAGGAAGACCGCGAGAAAGAATTAGAGCAAATCGCAGAGAATGCGCGTCGCGAAAAGCAGCGGGTCGAAGACATTATTGCAGCGGAACGCGAACGGCTGGAACTGCAAAAGATCGAAAAGGAACAGGGCAAGGAAGCTGCGACGGCGAAGCAGTTTATGAATCAGGGCGTAGACGAGGCCACAGCTAAGCAGTTCGCGGCAGAGCAAGCAGCATTTGATAAAGCGAAGCAGGACGAAGCAGACGCGAAAGCCAAAGCCGACGCAAAACTAAAGGGCGAAACCACAGCCGAGAAAAAAACCGATGGCGGTCCTGCTCCAGCACTGGCAGCGATGGAATCACGACTGCTAACACGCGGACCTGTGGACACTCAATCGCACTGGATGGAGGACGCGGCTAAGTCGCTGAGGCAGATTATGGTCACGTCAACTCGCACGGCAACAGCGGCAGAAATCCAAGCAAAGAAACCAGAGTTTGCGCCTGAAGATGTTGTTATGGTGACAATCGCATGACAGTTCAAAACGTGACAAAAATGTGGAGCAAAACTGGCGGCTCGCTGTCATCAGCGAAGCTATCGGCGATCGATCAGGTTTGGTCGAACACCGAGGGGTATCAGGTGCTTTGTGAGATAGGCGACGAAGAGGACGCGATCGTAGCAGCGGCGGGTATTCCTCGCATCGGAGACCAGCACGCAACGGGAATCAATTCCTATTGCGAGCGAGTTGATCCGCAAAGAGTCAGCCCAATATTTTGGGTCGTGACTGTCTCTTATCGCGGCCTGGTAAATGAGGCGGCCGTCGATGTTGAATGGACCGACACTCAGACGACGGAGCCAATTGACAAAGACATAACTGGCCGGGCAATTATGACAGCCAACATGGAGCCCGTGCAAGGGTTGTCGATGGATGTAGCTGATCAGATCGTTGTCATCACGCGAAAGTTTCAAACGATTAACACGGCTGGTATTGCAATTTATCGCCGGTCGACGAACTCTGACACGTTTCTTGGGTGGCCTCCCGGAACTGCACGGCTAGTGGGCTTTTCCGCAAAAAACAAATTCATTTACGGTGGTATTCAAGAGGAGTGGACGGTCACGGCACGAATACAGTTTCGTGAACCGTTTGCAGGTACGACGCCAGAGCAAACATGGTACAAGCGATGGCGACACGAAGGGTTGTACATTAAAGACGGGAATATCGTTCGACGCGCTACGGATGACACGGGAAACGACGTTTCACGGCCAGTGCTGTTAAAGGTCGACGGCACGCAGGAAACAAATCCGGATAACGCATACTTTGTGCATTCGCAGGTTTATGGCTCGCTCCCGTACTCTGGCCTTGGATTGATTTAAGAAAGAAAAACATGGCATCGACATTTGACGACGTGCGGATCACTGGTGCATTAAGCATCAAGCCTGATGGAGTTTCGCCGCAAACTCGGGCGACGATTCTAAAACAAGACTCGCTAGCAATCTTTCCTGTCAACATGATGGGCCTGCGAGTGTGGGATGCGATCCAGACAAATTTGCCAGGCACTGCTGCTGCCGACGATCTTGCATTGATCGGGACGACATTTGGAACGACAGCCCCGGTGATAACGGCAGGCGACTGCAAGGCACTTGGAGCGACGAGCCGCTACGCTCGGTTTATGGTGGAGCTTCCGGAATGCTACGAGGCAGGTGAAACCGTTACGCTGTCGCTTTCTGCAGGCATGGTGACGACGGTTGCTTCATCCTCCTGCACTGTTGATGTTGAGTGCTACAAAATTGACAAGATCACGGGCATAGGATCGGATCTCTGCACAACGTCAGCGATCACCATCAACTCGCTTGTGTTTGCCGCAAAGACATTCACAATCACGCCGTCAGGCTTGACGGCCGGTGATGTTCTGGATGTGCGATTGACAATTGCGTGCAACGACGCAGCGACTGGAACAGCCGTCACTCCGACGATTGCAGGAATTGATTTACTGTGCGACATTAAGGGCTAAGCATGGAACAAATCGCAGCCTTTACGCCAGAGCAAGCCCGAGCTTTGTGGCAGGGATTACTGTCTAGCCAGCAGCATTATGTAGCGCCAGCAATTCAAAATGAATTTGCTCCAATGCGTGAACGAGTAGTGATACTCGATGCGTCGTTGCCTATTGCTACTGATTCAAAAACGGGAGCTACGTCGTGCCTCGCAACGGTGTGCTACTGGTCAGTATCCGATGAAGAGTTTACTGAAGCTGACCCAGTGCAGCAGATAACTGTCTGGAATCACAGCGAATCAACTGCGCACTCCGTCAATACGTTTGGTATCGCAAGATGGATTTCCGGTCACTGGATGTTTTTCGGAGACTGCGAACCAATGGCAGCGAGGTAAACCAATGCTGATGCAAAGCGGTTGTTGTTGCGGAATACCATGCGGCACAACAGTCATCTATCCACAGGATTCGGAGCAACTCGAATCAGATTTCTATTACGCTCTCAACACGCCGAGCAATTCGACGTTTTACAATCCCGTCACCGGATTGACGATGAAGTATACTGACACCACAGGAAATCTCGGACCGCTCGACGAGGTTGGTATTGTGTGGCTCAAAACCTCATCGTTTTGCGCGTGGACTGCCTTGCGTTATGGGATGGACAATCTCAAAGACTTTATTCGACGCGGCCACACTGTGATGATCACGATCGAGGTGCAGACGTGTTTCACGAACACGCACAGAACATTGGTAAGCGGATGGCTAAGCAGTCTTGGCGCGTCGGACATAACAATTGTCCGGGCTGAAATACTCGGAGGTTGCCAAACAATGACAAACTATGCCGCTTCGAATGGCTTAAACACCGGAATGCCGACTTGGATACTCGGCGGGTCAAGCCGATTTAATCTCACGGGCGATGCTGTTTCTGTCGTTGAAGACGTCGATGGAAACATTTTGATTGCTGGTGTCGTTAGCACTATCGCAGGCAACGCAAATAATGGAAAGGTGCTGGTACTTGGCGACCAAAACATGACGGATTGCCCAGGCACGGCGACTACTATATCGCAACTGTATGATAATGTCTGTGCCATCATTGGTGACCCGATTTAGCGAGGCGTGATGTGTATACGATTGATCGCGACGGTGACGGCATTTTCGATTCCGAAGACGACGGTAATGAACCGTTTGGATTCGATACAAAAAACCAATTGCCATTGCATTTGATACCATTGCCTTTTCATATCAGGCTGAGGCAGGCAATCGAGATGGCAGCCGAGTGTGAAATCACATGCGGTACATGTTTGAAATATTTGTTTTCTTTACGAACTTGTGAAGAGATCATCCCGGCCGCGATCGCGAAGGCGCTCCTGCCGAGCCTGCAGCTATCGACGCAAGTGAGAGAAGCAATTGGCGGTGTGGCTCAGCAGAAAATTTGGCTGGAAAAGATCATTGCTGATGTCGTCGTGAAAAGCACAGAGAACATAGTTACGGCCCCGGCGTCATGAACCGGA